CTGAAACTAAGAATGTTTGGAAAGTTAAGTATCAAGATATTAGTAAACTTAAAACAAGTTGCACTACTATTACTTTTGATGAACTTTCGCAACGTTTAGAGCATAACATTTGTCGTCTTGTAGCTAGGACTACAGATGGTTATCGTTCGTATACTAACGCCCTTGGATATAAAGGAAATTTAATGTTTGTTCCTTACCATTGGTATGCTAGTATACAACCACACTTTCCTGTGAAGATGGATATTATCAGGGAAGACATCAATAATGTAGCTGGACCAAATAGGTTCAATATAATTGTTGATGAGAATAATTTTGTGCATATTGATAAGGTTAGTGAGCGTGATGTTATTATATTACAAGTAAGTGCTGTTGGCACTTTTCGTGATATATCACGTTTCATACCAGATCAAATTTTAGACGGAAAGATGGAAGGACATTTAATTGTCCGCCAAGAGGATGGAAGTCTTTCACACAAACGTGTAAAAGCATTTGAAAAAACCATAGTCAATTATAAGTCTAAAATTAAAATGCACCAATATATTGGCTATCAGTCATATGTAGATGAAGAAACATCATACGGAGACTGTGGCGCACCATATGTGATAAAGGCGCAAAATGGTGTATTTATAGGTGGATTCCATATTGCAGGACGATCTGGTCGTGGGTTGTTTCAACCTATGACATATATATGTCCAATAAGCAATTGGAATTTAACGACTAAAAACTTTGTTCCAGCGTCTTATAATGGTATTGATTTGAACACTACTTATTTAACAGAAGTAGATTTACAGATTAAGCCATTTCAACATAAAAAATGTCCTATACGGTCCACGAAAGGTGGAGCCGTAAATATTTATGGATCTATTGATTCACATCGCAGAAAAATAAAAACGGACGTTTGCGAAACATTGATGTGTGAGGATGTTTTACAACATTATAATTTGTTGGAAACTAAACACATATCGCCGAAAGGTATCTCGTCGCATCAAGCAGCAGTTAATAACTTGGAACCAATGTTTGACAAGCCCACTTTTCCACAATTTTATGTGGATAGAGCACAGGATGCGTTATTCAATTGGTTTTCGAGGGAAATTGATGCTAGTGACATTGAGATGCCTACTGGACCCTTGGATTTAGATGCTGCTATCAATGGAATTGATGGTGTGGCATACATGGAGAGAATTCCACTAAAAACATCAGGTGGATTTGCTCATAAAGGGTCGAAACGAAAGTATTTGGATCAATACACTGGTAATGATGATCATTCTGTATTATATCGTTTTAACGATGATTTACAGAAAGAATACGACCAAATGTTGACCAATTACCGAGGCAACGTAAGAAACAATATAGTTTGGGATTTCAATTTTAAAGATGAACCCATAACACATGAGAAACTAGCTAAACAAAAATGTAGAATTTTTAATAGTGGTCCATGTGCTTTTATAGCTTTAGAACGCCAGTTTTATTTATGGTGCATACCATTTTTTAGTGGTAAAATACGTCATAAATTTGGCATGGCTATTGGAGCAAATTGTTTCGGAAGTGATTGGGAAACATTATTTAAATATGTTACCCAAC